CGATCCCGGGTAGGAGAACCGCAACGTGAAGTCTTTCGGCGAACCCGTGTTGAGAACACTGACCGCTTCCAAACCGTACGGGCGGGACCAACGCCGCGGCTGCACCAACTGGGCTGTCGCCCCACCCACATGACCCTTATACGAGACAGGGAGCTGAAACTCTGGGGTGTAGGGCGGGATCGGATAGTTAAAAATTTTGGCGGCGCCCTGCTGACCTAAAATGTTGGTGTTGTTCAAGTCCCGGTACATGAGCTGGGAGCGGTCCAGGTCGATGACCGCGCCACCATTAGCGTTGGTGATGGTGATGTCGTTGATCAGCCGGTCTGACTGATCCCCACCGGGGATGCGTTCCCCCGGATCGCCCACCCACTGAAAATCGGGCAACGTCCAAATACCGGGCGTCAACACCCATTTATGCCACATCACCTGGTCGGTCGGATTGGACACCGTGACCGTTCCCGACGCAGAGGTGGCACCCGAGGTGAACTCCGACACCACGTTGTCCTCATACCACATGGGTTCCCCGGCCCGCAGCTTCATAATGAGGTTGCCGTACTGCTGAGCAATGGGGTCGACAGCCGAGTTGAAATCAGGTTGCTCATACATCAACACATCGAGTTTGCGGGTGCCCGAAATTTCGGTGACCACCTCGAGGATGGTTTTCTTCGGCGTCACCGACCACTGATCATCCTCATAGAAGAAGATCTGCCGGAACAACGATTCATTCCACTCAAAACTGTTGGTGGAATCGACGACGTGGAAACCCAATTCCATGTCACGTTGCAGCCGTTTCACAGCTTTCTGGGTGGACCCAACCTGGAAAGCGCCGGTCTTCCACGTCGACTTAATGGGTGAGTCGTAGATGCCTTGAACTTGGCCGGCCGCCAACCACACACCCTCAGCCCCGGCGTCCTGGCCGTGAACATGAAAAACGGCGTTGCCGCGGCGAACCCGAATAGCGATGATGCGAGGATCGGCCATCAGCCAGCCGGCCTGTTCGTGTACTGCATGGCAGCTAAGCGGCCTTGCTTGCCTAACTCACGGCCCAAACTGTCCACATCCTGGGTGTACACATTGTCGATTTTGAACATCGGTTGTTGACCGGGTGGCGGGGCATTAGGGGAAGCTAATTGTGTCGACAGGAACGAATTGGCATCCGAAATCATGGGGTCCGGTGACTGCGGCCCAATGTTGCCCATCAGGTTGTTGATAGCTCCGGGACCACCGGTAGGGTCGCCGCCCATTCCAGGTCCGGGTAAAGCACCCATTGTGGTGCCGTGGTCTTTTGTTTTCGGGTCCAACAAACTTCCTGTCGGGTCGGCGGCCTGCTGAGCCCCACCCGACATCAAGTTTCCGAGCGCCCCGGTGATTTGTTGTTGCGGCATGAAACCGGTGTAGTCCTGGTTTAACCAGCGTGGCTGACCGAAAGGGGTGACCTGTTCCATCACCGAATCAGCCAGAATTCCCAGCAGGTCGAAGCCGTATTTGACGCCACGTTTGGCGGCATCGGTACCCAAACCTATAGCGGTACCGGCCGCCGCCCCACCACCTGGACCCGATACACCCGCAGCGCCCACCGAGGCTGCGGTCGATGCCGCCGACGCCGCCTGGTCGATCAGCCCGTTGATGACCTCACCGCCCATGTCGATGAAACTGGAGATTGCGGACGTACCCGACTTTGATGTGGAGCCCGCCGCGGCGGGAATAGCGCCCGCAGTGCGTTTATCGTCTAGCACAGCCCCACCGGTAGCCGCGTGGAGTGCTTTGCGGAACGAGTAGACACCCGACTGGCCGCCCAAAGCAGAAACATCTTTAGCGGTCAAAACGTGCTCTCCGTTAGACAACATCGCTGGGATGCTGTCCGAGGTGCCCGAACCGGGTCCGGTGATACTGCCACCAGAAGCGTGTCCTGGCTTTCCCCTGAAACGGGGAACTGTCGGTGCGGCTGGCGCTGCGAAGATTGGGTCGCGGGATGCACCAGGAACACCCATACCGGGTGCGAACATCTGATTTTTTGCGTTTTGTCCCGCCTCAGAGTTGGGTCCGTTCGCATTAATTGCGCTATCAAAAGAAGCTGCACCAATCGCCCCACCCGCAATGATGGCCGCGATAGCCGCTAACGGCCCGTACGCGGCAGCCGCTAACCCGGCGGTGGCCCCGAGAATGCCGTTCAATACGGCGATGGATGCGGCAAGTCCGGCGATACCGGTGATTCCCTGCCACGCCACAAACGCGGCCACAACGGCGGTTGCACCGCCTGGAATCTGATTGAGGAATTCGACGATGCTTCCCAGTACGTCGACGACGCTTCCGGCGGCGGCGGCAGCATTTACAAAGAAGTCCCGAATTTGGTCGCGGTGCGCGTTGATCCACGCATCGAGCCCGTTCAACATTTCGGTGATGCGGTTGATGGCGTTTTTCATGCCTTCGGTCGGGTCACCGGATGCGCCACCAAAAATGGCGGACAGGAAGTCGGCGCCCACCCGGGCGATGGCGGTGTGCATCTGTTCCACAGCACCACTAAGAGTCTCGGCGCCGGCCCGAGCAAACCCGCCGGCGTGAGCCTCAATGGCGGCCTGCAACATGTCCAACGAGATGTTGCCGTCGGCAACCATCTTGTCAAAGTCTTTACCCGTCGCCCCTACAGCTTCCTGAACCCACGAGGTGGCTGGCAGTCGTGTATCAAGTTGGCTCAACAGTTCGCCAGTGACATTGCCCTTGTTGACAATCTTCTGGAAAACGTCGCCCATATCGGAGAGGCTTGTGCCGCCGTATTCTGCGGCGTCGGCAACGGTGGTCAAATACTTGTTGATGTCGGTGACACCGGAGCCGATAGCGTTTGTTGCCGTGGTGAAGGCTTCATCCAACGAAAATCGGGTTCCGGTAAACAGGTCGGTGACACCGGTAATAGTTTTCTTCACATCGACAAGGGGCTTACCAAGATCCCCGGCAATCTTGTTCATCTGCTTCAGCTTGACGGTGGCCGAGTCAATCTTTTCGAGACGCCCAAAGCCTGCGGTGAGAGCCGAAGTGATACCGGCGAACGCCAACCCCACCCCGGCTGTCCCCGCCGCCAAACCGGCAGTCAACCCCAACGACATCGTTTTCCCGGCCAGGAAACCCATCGCTTTGGAAGCGCCACCACCGGAAAGTTCTTTATGCCAGCCGGCAATTACTTTGCCGATGCCGACGCTGCCGGCACCATCGCCGAACGAATGAGCGAACTGGGTGCCAGCTTCTTTGGCACGCATACCCGCAACCATGCCTTTAGCCATCACCTGGCCGGCACGGGCAAACATGTGGTCAAGTTTGGTGTCGGGGATGCCGGCCATAATGTCTTGGTCGGGCCGCCACCCAGCCTTCATGGCCTTCGACGCCGACGCCGAGATTCGTTTCCCGATGTCCTTGCCGACTATGTCAGCGTGTTTACCGCCGCCATCCAGGGCGGCAATGATGCCGGCTTCCAGCTTGGAGGTTTCGGCAACAATGGACACATACGCGGTACCGAGTTCAGTTGCCACCGTGTGTCCTTTCCATAGATTGCTTAAACGCTTCTTTGCGGGCTTTCAGGTCTTCTTTCGAAGTGGGCACCGAACCCGGCTCGGCTTTCGGCTTATCGGGAGGCCGTTTCACCGACTGCGGTTTGTCGCCCTTGCCGCCGCCGCGCTGCCAGTTACCCCACTGGATGGCCGTCAATACAGCGCCCAGGAAATCAATTTCCGGGGTCCACCACCACGACTGGGGATGATTGACCCGATAGAACGCCGAATCGGGTGTGGGTGGCAGGTTGGTGATGAAATCGCGCAGGTCACACCACGTGAAGTTGTCGCCGATATCGGCTAGCCGATACGACGTTTTGGTCATCAAATCAAAATTGATGGCCCCGCCATGCTCATCTAGGAGCTGGTCGAGGCCACCAATTCCCCCACAGTGATCGTGGAGCCTTCTTGGATTCGTTCGGCGATCTGCTCCAACTCAAACAGGTGAAGGGTTGACACCACCGCAAGTTCTTCGTCGGTGACGAACGGTTTCAGCATCGCCAACACGACCTCGATGCCGCGGTCCTGAGGGGTTAACGGCTCACCGTTGTCGTCTTTCTTCTCGTCAAGGGCGGCCAGGGCGGCGTTGAGCTCTTTGAACTGCTCCCGAGACATGCAATCAAATCGTGGCACCGTGAACTCCACGGGCGTGCGGCCCTTCACGGGATCGCCGTTCTCGTCGAACGCATAGGCGCCGTTGGCGTCGACCGGTAACACGATCTCAATTTTTGCGGCTTTGCGGTTAGCGCCGATGATGGGTTTAGCCATGATGGGGGACGGACCTTCCTAGTTGTGACATGGTGAAACAGAACGGGCTTTTAACGGGGCTCTGGTGGGTCGCAGGCCCGTCCCAAGACACGACCCACCAGAGGGTTGGGTTACGAACCGGCGGCGTGGCCGGCGTCGAAGATGTACTCCACGACCGCCTCCGAGTTACCGGATGCAGGCTTGTAGCAGTCCACGGTGATGCTGTACTTGAGGACATCGGTGTGGACGTAGGAGATGTCACCGACATCGACCACGGCGCCCTCTTGGATGACAAGTCGGCGAACCTTGTTGCCGTCCACGGTGTGGATGACGAACGCCGAACGTGGAAGCTGCTTGGAGCGGTGGTTGACCTGAATGGTCCGGTTGCCAGAACCGTCAACGCCCAACGTGACGCCGGGACCGAACACGGTCTCGAACACGTCGGGGTCGCACTCAAGGAACGACAACTTGATCTGTTCGTCGTATTGGCCCTGCGTGGTTTTGACGAGATCCGAACCGAACGCGTAATGGCGTTTGATGTCGCGGTTGACCGAGATGGTGACTCCCTCTTCGCCCAACCAGCCGTGATCGACGAACAGTGCGTTCAACGGTGTGGTGGCGTTGGTGGGGAGGGTGGTTCCCAGCGGTGCCCGGTAGAACACTCCACCGGAGTCCGGGCGGGTTGGCGCCCAGATGATAGATGAATCGGCCATGTTGATTGTGCCCCTTTCAGGCGTCTGGGACGGGCCTGAAATTGGGTTATGAAATTGGGTTGTTCAGTTGTGTATGAAGTTGTTGTTCAGTTTTTTATGAGGCCGTCGTGGTAGAAAGGGCTAGATTCCCGTGGAACTGCCAGCGGTCCATGTCGAGGATTTCCGAGTGCGGAAAATCGACGGGGCCTTGTTCGCCCGACCAGTTCCGAATCCATACACCATCGACAATGGTGGAGATGGCGTTGCGTAACGCCGTCCTGGCGGTCGCCGTCATGGCTTCCACCGTTTCGGTGTCAGGTCCGAAACATTCCACAAGGATGCGGGCATTATCGGTGATGGGTGTGTCTTGAGATCCGCCGATCCGGGACACTTTCACAAACCGGATTGGCCGATGCTTCGGCATTTTTGCCGACACCAACGCATAGTTTCCGAACGCATCATGCAAAATGCGGATGGCTGTTTTGACCGCCGGTTTCGGTGTTGCGTAGATCGTCATCCGCCGGCACCCAACGCCCGCACCAGGGTGTTGTGGATGGAATTGTGTCGGATTGCGTGCCGGGTGACCGCGGTGACGGAGGTACGCCACCGGCCGTAAGGTTTAGCGGCGCCCGGTTGCGAAAAAATCATGTAACCGGGTTTGGTGTCCCGCGGACCGTTGGTATCCAACGTGCTGTTGGCTGCGTCGGCGACAGTGTGGGCTACAGCTTCCAACATGCTGCGTGTTTCATCCCGGTACCGAAGCTCTTTGAAGCCGGCATTATTTTTTTTGAACCTTATGCCGCTAACAGTTCCGGTGACGTACATCAGGAACCGTATTCAGACAGCACGAAGACAGCCCGCACCGCTATCCGGTACGGCTTTAACCGTTCCTTCAACGCGTTCGTCAACCACGGACCTTCTGTGGTCGCCGATTCGACACCGAGGCGTACCGGAGCCGATTCGCGTGCCACCGAATAGCCGGAGGCATCGTAGTCGGCGATGGTGACGGCAGGTTTTGTGAAGACAGCCAACACCATTGATGCCGCCACCCGTTTGACCGCACCAGGAACCGGACTGATAGCCGGATTGATGCCGTAGCCGATGATCAGATCGTCGGCCTGGTCAAGAAGGTTGTTGACAACCCCGGTTTCCGCCGACGTGAGCGACCGCCCGAGAGCAGCCGTCACGTCGGCGGAGGTAGCGAAAGCCACTAGGAACCGGCGTTGATAACCGCGGCGACAGGAACCGGTGCCGAACTGAACGCGGTGGCGCCAGTGGACAGCACATACCCGTAACGCGCCTTGAAGCGTAGGGCCACCATGTCCTTCTCGGCCAGGTTGATTCCACCGACGGTGGCCTGATCCAAGAACTTGACGGTGATGTCCTGCCTGATGCCCACCCGCACACGCGAGGAGTCCACAACGAGGCACTTGGCCCGCGAGTTGTCCCAGGTGCCGTTGCGGCTGAACGACGTGTTGTAGCCGGCGAACGACTCATCCCGGAAGATGGGCTGTCCCTGAGCGTCACGGATGTTAGCGACCTCATAGCGGAACGTCAGATTCGCCAACAGGGTGTCGGGCAGCAACCCGAGCCCCGCGAGGGTCTTCGACACGGTGTTGACCGCGCCGACGATGTCGGCGGCATTCGCAGCACCCGACGTGATGGCCTGGGTTTGCGATGCAGTCGACGCCGCCGCATACAGGGCGGCACTCGTCCACGATGCCGGCTTGCCGGTACCCCAGATGATGGCCTGGTCCAACTTTTGACCGATGGCCTGACCTGCCAGCATCGACACCTCGGTGAGGACATCGGTTGTTGCATCGGCCAGCACATCCTCATGCACCGGGACGATCACCGCGATTTCCTCCACCACCATTGTGGTGTTCTTCCACCGCACTTCGCTGGTCGGCTTGGTGCTCGAGGCGTCACCCACATCTTCGGTGACCCACCCGGCCTGCGGCAGCGCCGCGAGCATCGGCAGGTTCGTCGTTTTCGTTCCCAAGTTCACTGTCGGGAACACCTGAAGTGCCTGCGAACCCGCAACAGCGGCCTCCAGGAGGACATGCGAATACGCGTCCTCGATCAGGGTCGAGACATCGGACCGGTTGATATCAACCATTGTTCTGTTTCCTTTCGGATAGCCCGCAGAGCCTCAACTCTTTGGGAGGTTTTAGATTTGTGATCGCATGGCGCGGATTGCCGCAGCCGCACGTTCTTTCGGGTCGAGGGTTTGATCGGCACTGGTAGCGCCGGACTTCAAACCTCGTACAGGTTTGGCGGGTTTGTCCTGCACCTGCTGTGCAGCACGCCATTCCAGCAAGGCATCGGCCGCCTCCTCCCACTCTTCGGGAGTGGAACCAGATAATGCCGACACTGGAACGCCCTTCGCCGCAGCCACAGTGGCCTTCCCGGCACGTTCACGTTCCGAAGCAAGCTCAACCTCAAGTTGCAGCGCCCTCTCAGACACTTTCTGCAACTCAGTTTTCGACGCTTCCTGGAACTCATCAAACTTGACGGCTTTCGCCTTCAAATCTTCGAATCCCGCATACTTCTTCTTCACACCGTCGATGCGCTGCCCAATGATTTTGTCCAGCGCCTCTTGGGATGTGATGGGTTGGAAATCGCTGCCGTCCTCATTGGTAGCGGCAGAGGTTTCATCAATCTCGCTCATGCGGAAATCACCCTTTCGGGGTTAGGGTTCAGCCCAATTGACCGCCTGGGCGAAGCGTCTACACCCCACAGTGGGGAAAGATTGTGTGTGAACCGGAAGTGGTTCTACTGGCCTTGCTGAATTTTTTTCTGCTCGTAGCGTTGCCGGCGTTCGGCGTTCAACCGGTCTTTAACATCCGGGTATTGGTTTCGCCGCATGTGGTTGATGATGTCGTTGGTGTTTCCACCGACTTCGGCTCGGGCGTTGTCGTATTGGGTGGCCCACTGCTGCACATAATCGGGTGGTGTGTACGGTTCCCCGTCAAACACAGGTACTGGGATGCAGTGGCAGTTGTCGTGGAACTTTTCGCCGGCCTTCTGGCTTCCCCGGGGTCGGCCGGACTGCCCAACGACCCGAACTGCCGAAAACTCTGTCCTGTAGTTCTCGTTGAGTGCAAGTATTTGACAGAAGCTGCACGCGTTGGCTGACGCGTATCGGGCATACCGGACACCTTGGCGCCGAACATTCGACAGGACAGTATCCCGAGATGAGTTGAACACTTGCCGTTCCACACTGCCCGCCAAATTGGCTAACGGGTCAGTTTGGGATAGCGCCCAGCCGACGTTGACGTGGAGTACGTCCTGCGCTATCGGCGGGGCGGTCTCCACCGCAAACGAAGACGCCTTGTTGATGCTTGAATACCATTCTGCGGACAGAACCGCCGCCGCCACCATGAACGGGTCCACTGTGGCCGGGTAGGCGTCGTGAAGTGCTTTCCACCGGGTTTCGGTATCAACAGTGGAAAGTTTGTTCCAGAGGTCGGTGACTGCCACCACGGCTAAAGCTGAAAGGGATGCTAATAGTCGTTGGAAGTTGTCAACTTCACTTGGTGACGGCATCGACCTGCGCCGGCTTACCTATCTCAGCAGGCGGCTTCGACATCGTCCCAAAATTGGTGGGCGTGCCCTGCAAAGCCTGCACTAGGCCGTTCACTTGGCTTCGCCGCAACGATTCCTTGATGGACTGAATTTTTTGTTGCGTAGCACCCGGAATCATGTCCACCAGCTCCTCGATGGGGATGCCTGATGCCGCCAACTTTGCGATACCGTCCACCACCGCCGCGAACGACCGGGCTTCAGTGTCCCGCCACATCACCTCGGCAGAATCATCACCCGATGTGGAAGCATCCCCCGAAATTTCGGCGGCAAGCCGGAAACACTGCTCCCAAGACTCACCGAACGTGTCCCGCTTCGACTCCGTTTTACGTTGCTCATTGGCTTCGGCCGCCGCCAACGCATCCGCTGACACATGCGACAACTTCGGATTCAACTTGGCCGGCGACACCTGGGCTACCGTCGCAATGAACTCCAACATTTCGGTGAGCTTCGCGTCATACTGCCCCAAGTCGGCGGCCGGGAACGACGACGCCTTCACATCGGCATCCTCAAACGCCCACACCCGCCGTGCTGATGCCGCCAACACTTCCGACGAAGTGCCCGACCAGCCGGTAATGACTTTCTGCGGGAACGCACCAAACCTAGACACAATCATCGAATCAAAGTTGACGCTGTTCAAAGCACGCTGTAGCACCAGGAGCGGTTCAATCTCGCCCACGATGGTGTCGTCGGCGTCCCGGGCATTCACAAACCGGACCACCGGACACACCGACGCCCCATGCGGAATGGGGGTGCCCAACTGCATTGACCCCAACGTGCGGGCGAAATCAATGTGATTCGGATCAATGGACACCGCCGATGCCGGAACTTCACCCAAATCCATCGGATACAAGTATTGGTCGTCATAAATCAGGGCTTTACGGCGTGCCTTCGCATCAGTGTTATCCACCCACATTTCAAAGGCGTACTGAGGCCACTCATCCAACTGCGGATCTTCATACACCGCCAACAGTTGGCGGGGAGAACGCGGACGCCAA